TAACTTTGATGGGCCTAAAGGTTCAGCAGATAATAAAGACCAGTATCACACAAAGCAAACTGCTAATAGTACTGGGTTTGAAACAAGACCTAAAAATGTTTCATTACTATATTTGATTAAGGCATTGTAATGGGACAGCTAACGATATCAGAACTACTTGACTTTACAGGCGGTATGAATACGTTAGTGGCTCCTCACTTGATTAGTCCCAGAGAGGCTCAATCATTAGTGAATGTAGATATTAGATTAGGCTCTCTACAATCTATGCCTAATCTAGACTATGTTGCACCTATGAATGACCCTTTCTTCTTTGACTTCAATGGAGAGTTGCAGCACTTCGCCTTATGGAGAAGTAACGTATTGTGGGACGGTAAATACTATTGGGCTGATGGTGTGAATACAGGAATGATGTTGGAAAATGGGGATGAATATTCTTTAGGTCTACCAACACCCAATGCTTCACTTACTCAAGAGATAGAAGGTGCTGGTCCTCATACAGGTGATTTTAAATATACCTATACATTCTATTCATCTATAACTGGGGCTGAGTCAGCTCCGGCTCCTCTACCACATGGATATCTTCAACCTAATGCTAATGGTATTAGATTGACTGGTTTTGAGCCTTTACCAGATAGTGCTGACTCATATCGTGTTTATCGTATAGGTGGTTATCTACCAGTATTTGCATTAGTAGATACAATACAGGCACCAACGTATTTAGATTTACTAGATGATACACAAATAGATGGTAGACTATTAACTACATTATATACTGATGAGCCTCCAACAGGTATACAAAACCTAATTGAGTTTAATGGGAGGTTCTATGGTTCAGTAGGTAATAGATTATATTTTTCAGCTGTCGGTAATCCTCATGCGTGGTATGCGTTTGATTTTTATACTATGCGTAACACTATTACAGCTTTAGGTAAGAGTCCCGGTGGTCTATTAATTATGGGTAAGTTTTATGTAACTACCTTAATAGGTTCTGCACCTAACAACTTTAGACAGAAAGTATTGTCTGAACAATTGGGATGTACAAATCAGCAGTCCGTAGCTTATGTAGGAGACTCGGTTGTATGGCTTAGTCACCAAGCATTTTGTATGTCTAATGGATATAGTATAGCTGATATTACATCACATAAGATAGACCGTATTCAGGGTATATATGCTACAGGAGCTTGTGTAGAGAATGAGACATATTACATGTCGTATAAACCTTCTCTATTCCCATCAGCTGATTTGTTTCCTCGTGAGGATTTATATCCTGATGCGGTTCAAGGTACTGGTGATGTAGAGCAGGGTATCGTAGCCTTAGACTTTAAACGTGGTAACTCATTTAGTTATAAGATGATAGACTATGACAATATTCAGACTATTGGTATTTATCAAGGTGAAGTCCATGTATCTACGGGAGTTACATTAGGTGACCCTACATTACATTGGTTCTATTGCGATAAGCCAATGAGTTGTGATGAACCTATACATTGTAGCCCATATCCTGAAGTGACACCATTTGTTTGTGGCGATGTTATGTTTCCAAGCTGTTTAGATTTTATGCCTTGTAGTCCATTTGACCTCAATCGTATGAATATCTATGGTGGGCATGGTCTAACAGATTTACATTATGTATCTCCGGAGTTAATTGATAACTCTAGAGTTACATTGAAAGAGTATGACAAAGTACGTATTCTCTTTAAGGGTATATTTAAAGTCAAAGTCGTATTTGATAATGGCATGTTAGCAGTGGAACAAGACATAGTTTCTCGCATAGTAGAAAGAGACGATTTTGTAACTATAGGTATTCCTAATGACCATAACAAGTCATATTCTATTAGATTTATAATTGATGGTGTGGGAGTAATCGAGTCTATCCAATATAGTTGGAAGACAAGGGAGCTACCATGATTTCAGGTATTAATTCAATTTCTTCTAACAAGTCAGGAAACATATCTGAGTTTGAGGCGACACAAAGAAAGGCGCTAAAAGCTCACCATGAAAGATTGATAGAGGACCAAGAAAGTCCTTTTAAGATTATGGAGAATGTTGAAAACTATTTACGGGAGCTAGAGAACAGGGTTAGTGAGCTTGAAGAGAATGTAGTAGAAGAGGAAGTTCCTCCACTTACTACCAAGAAAGATATAGTCTTATTAGATACTACAGAGGTAGACCTAGCTGTAATAGTTTCCAAAATTAATGAGATTATTTTAAGATTAAATTAAGATTGTTTAGATATAATAGAGAATGGTAAGAATTGCAACTGAGAATGATTTTGTCACCATCGCCCTTATGATGAGGGATATGTATCAAGAGCTTATGCCCGATGATGCAGTAGATGACCCAAGAGCATATCTTTATGAAGTAATCCGTCATAACCACAGCTCTAAGGATACTATCTATGTAGATGATGAGTCAAGAGGTTTCTTCATTGTAAGAGATGAAACAGAACCGATGGCTCCTACCCTACATAGATATAATGGTATAAGAGTGTATATTAGACCAGAGCATAGACACGGTAGTCTACTAGCTAGGTTTTATAAACAACTGTTTAAAGATTTTCCGGATGGTGATATACTCGGTGTTACGGAAATTGAAAGTCAACATATAAAAGTGTTGGATAAAAGACATACACTAATAGCTAAAGTGTATAAATTGAATAGGAGTTAGTATGACTGGAGCAGCGATTGCAGCAGCGGTAGTAGGTGTACAGGGTTTGAAGAAGAGTGCTAAAGACTCTCGTTCAGCTTCTGAGAGTATGCAGAATGCCGTAGGAGCAGTAGAAGGTAATGTAGGTTTGGCTCATGAGTTAAATGCCTATCTTCAAGGGTTAGGTATAGAGCAACAAGATTTTGCTGATAATTTAATGGCAGATTGGGAAGGAACATTTGGAGGAATTCAGGATAATCTATCTGAGTACTACAATAACCTAGACCCAGTTAAATTCGCTACACAGAATAAAATGTCATTAGCATCTGCAATGGATAAACAAGTGTCTCAGATGAATGAGTCATTTGCAACTAGTGGTATACAAACTGGTGGTATGAAAATGCAAGCTCAAAAAGAGGCTGCGTTTACTCAAGCACAAGGTAATGCGGCTATTGATATTGCAGCACCTGAGCAAGTAGCACAGATGCAACAAGGGTTCTTGAACTTTGGTGAAGGACAGCGCACTACGGCATTTAATGCTAAGCAGAACGCGTTCAATGCTCAAGGTCAATATGCTCAATGGGGTACTGAAGCTATGATGACTGCTAACAGAGATATTGCAAATGCATACTCTGGGTATGGTAATCAGCAACAAGACTCAGCTTCTGGTTGGGCTGGTGCTGGTGGTAACCTCTTAGGTGGTGCCATGGGATTAGGTATTGCCGGTGGTTGGGGTAAGAAAAGCGAAGGGACTGAATAATGGCTACTCCTACAGCAAGCGGCCAGCTCGGTGCTAAAAATAGAGAGCTAACCCCACTACTTGAAGCGTGTCGTGATGCCTACAAGATATCAGAAGAGCAACTACGCTCTAGTATCAAAGAGGGTAAAGAGGTAATTGACCTTTATCACAATCGTCAATATACTTCTGAGCAACTACAGAAGCTTGAAGAGAATGGCCAACCAGCTGAAACCTTCAATGTTATCAAGATGCTTAGTAATGCAATCATTGGTTATATGGAAACCGTAGTTACTACTGTTAATGTTGAACCAAGATATAGAGGTTCTGCAGTCACTGCATTATTACTAAATGATGTAGTAGCTTATGACCTTGACAAGAACTCATTTGATACTATGAATAAGCGTATTAAGCTTGATGGTCTATTAACAGGTCTAATGGTAGTCTATGAAGAGGTAGTTAGTACTGGTAAATATGATGCTTATGGTCGTGAGGTATTTGCGATTAAGCTTAGCCATATTCCATCTTGGCAAGTACGTTTAGACCCTCAGAGTATGCTTGAAGATTATAGTGATGCTAGATACATTCATCAATTCAAGTGGATGCCTGAAGAAGAAGTACTTCGTCTATTCGGTCAGAAAGCCGTAGATGAAATGACTGAGTATTACAATCACCTAGATGGTGATGAACAGGCAGACTATGAGCGACAATTTACAGCTGGTCGTGATGTTGGTCGTTACCGTCAATATGATAATTATCTTATTGTTAAGACTATTATAGAGTTTGAAGGTAAGGTATGGTCAGTAACTTGGAATGATGAGTTTGTCCTTGAGAAGAAAGAGATTACCTTTAAGAAGGTAAGATTTCCTTATCGCGTAGTCAAAATGTTCCTTATCGCGTAGTCAAAATGTCTAACTCTGATGTTGCTGAGTACTATGGTCCTTTCAGAGATATCACTGAGACTCAGTATGCTATCAACCAAGCGTTACTACAAATTCAACTATTGGTTAACACTAGTAAGGCATTTGTAGAAGATAACGCTGTTGAGAACCTTGAAGAGTTTAGAGAGTTATTCAACCGTGTCAATGCAGTTATACCAGTAAGTGATATCAATGGTATCAAAGTGGAAGATATGTCTCGTGACATTAGTCAACAGTATATGATTATTGACCAAGCACTTAGTCGTATCAAGATGGTACTTGGAGTTAATGACTCTTTCCTAGGTAATGCATTTGCTTCTGACTCGGGTCGTAAAGTACAGATGCAAGCTCAATCATCTGCGTCACAATTGACAACAGTAGTTGATAGAGTTAGTTATTTATTCAAGATGATGGGTACTGATATGGTTGGTCTTATGCAACAGTATTATAGAGCTGAACAAGTTCTTAGTGTAGCAGACCCACTCAATGGCGCTCATTATGTTGAGTTGAATAAACCATTGATGATGCCTACAGGTCAGATGGACCCTAATGGTCAACCAGTAAGACAACCAATCTGGGACGAAGAAATTCACCCTGAGACTGGTGAGCCGATGGAAGATAAAGATGGTAACATCATTATGACTCCACTCAATGACCCTGCTACTGATATTCAATTTAGTGA